TCAGCAATTTGATCCATAGCTTCATGATATTCCTTCATCAAAAATGGCAAATTATTAGTTAAATCAGAAATAGAGCCTTGAATTTTACTAGTTATATTCCAGAGATCAGCTTTATTTGCTTTACCCTTATCAGTAGCCAATGCCCTTACTGAATTTTCTAATTCTTGTAATTTCTTTACAACACCATGACCACGATCCGTTAATTCCTTTTCATAATTATTGATCTTTTTTTCGTGAAAAGGCGGTTTCGGTATTTCCGCACCATCCTTGTATCGATAAGTACAAGGCACACCAGTGCCGTTATTCATACTAGTCAAAAGTTTAGCGAATTGTAATTCTGTCATCTCAATCTGAAGATGTGATTTGACAGTAGAATAAACAGAATCGTAATGAAGTCCTGTATCTCTTATTAATTTAGCATCATTGATTTCCAATCTGATGAAATTGTAATGATCAATGTCGGAATCAAACAAATGAGTCTTGCCAGATACCCGAGTAAATTTAATAACCCCAAAACTGGGGTGTTCAGTTACGATTTTATCGCTCATAGCCTATAACCTCTGATTCAGTTTCAATCCAAACTCTTGCCCCACATTTCAAGATACCTTCAACAACTTCAGACGGACCATTAATTGAAACCTTGTGATAACGTTTGGATTTGTTCTTATTTCTAACTATAATAGTGGGATCATCAGTACCATGCTTAAGATTTTTCTGTATTGCTTGTCGAGCAACATGAATAATGGTCTTAGGCATTAGATTTCTCATTCTCTATAGCCGTAAGATCCAAATCAACCTTTTTCCTCTGGAGAGCTACTTCACGAGGCGTTCGTGATGCAATTTGTGTGGATATAAGAGAAGTCATTTTAGTTGCAGCCTCCACGACATATCCGTTCCTAAAAACCGTAATGAAAGGACAATTCTTAATAGAATACTCCGAGACTTTCTTTTTCATTACATCAATATCAATTTTATAAATAGGCAATTTCCTATTTGGTTGTTCGTTCGCAATTGCTGCTATTAAATGGCTTTGATGGTTATTTCGCTTAGTCCATACAATAGCACAATCAACTTCTGCAATTGTCTTATCAAATTCTTCTGATGTCGATATGTAGGGAATGGGGATTTCTTCAATCATATTCTTCATTCAACATTTCATAAACACGAGCATATCCAGCAATGTCAACGATATTATCACGTTTTTTGACATTTATTTCTCGACTCATTTTCATCATAATGAGACACATGACAACTTGGTCAGCGGTCACCTGTATACCAAGGACCTCTGACCACAAGACAGCGATTTGTTTAAAAGATTTCGAAGGATGGCCGTATCTCGCTTTACGAGGACCATCAACAAGCATTTCAGCTTCTCGCAGAACAGTATTTACTTCATTCATAAAATCACTTTCACTTCTGCACCAACAATGTGTTCGACACCTCTTCGTTCACAAATCTTGGGGTCATCACAAACCCACACAGAAAGCATATGATCAAAATGACCAAAATGATGGACATTATCAATCATTCTCTTACATTTATGACAACGAATTATCACTGCTTCCGTGTTCATCACAACCTCCAGTAGTTGGATTATTGATCCAATCTCTTTTACTGATTTTGTTCCATCTGGTTTCAATCAATTCCTGTAAATCATGAAAACCACATCTAGCCGCGAAAATAGCTAATGGGATGAAAACATCACCAATTTCTTTCTTCAATTCATTACGCCAGAATTCTTCAGATCCACGAATTCCAGCATCTGATTTAGCCTTAGCACGACAAACCTCACCAATTTCTTCTACTAAGACCAACAAAGAACTAGTAGGAGAAGCAGTCGGAAAATTCTTAAGATTCCACTCGAACATTTCCTCCTGTAATTGGTTAATCGTTTTCATCAAGTTCCCCATAGGTGGGTTCACTAAATTCCGGAATTTCGACACCTAATTCATTACAAAGCGATTCAGTCATAATACGAACTTCTTCGATCCACTGTTCTGTTGGCTTCTCTCGTGTAGAAAAATCAATTTTAATGGGTATACCCGGTGCAGGAATGAATTCCAATTTCGTATCAGTAGATTCTACTATTTGTTGACGCATTTTGGTGGTATATGAGCCAGATACGAAAATTACAGTTTCGTATCTCTCTACCAAGCCCATAGCTTTCTCGAAAAGGTCATCATAAGTAAATTTATTTGTTGATTCTAAAATCTGGTTATTAAATCCGAACATTTGTGTATATTTCTTTCCGCTGCATTATTTCATGTAATACCAGAAGGGGCAGCTACTTCTGGCATTACGGGTAATCCAAGATCCAATTAAAGGAGGAAAGGATCTTGGAAGATGGGCTGATAAATCTTTGGCTGTTCTAAAAACTTAGTCCATGCCGTGAAAGAGGAAGAATTATGTTGTTCCAAAGCGATCAACCCTTCTTTGGCCGCATTTGGATAAGTCAAAAGTTGTGCACCGACTCTTGCCATATCATTAGCATCGTCAAATTCAGCTTGCATGTAAGAGGGCAACCAATCGATAGCCTCGGTAGCAACCACAGGTACACCTTCAGCAATACTGTCAGCAGCAGTCAAACAAAATGACTCCGTAATCGAGGGAATGATATTCAGATGCATGCGGCGGACGACATCACGGAATTGAGGCCACGATGCCCAATTCAAAATCTTCAACTGAATACCGGGTACATTGGCGATCATTTCCTGCATAGCTGAGATGATCGAAGATCCACCACCCTCTGTACGACCTCCATTGATCCAAATTTCGGTATCAGATTTCAATTCTTGATGCAAATTCAAAGCTGCCGCTGCTGCCATGATAAGATTTTTCTGAGGCCGAGTAGCACCAAAGGCACCAATTCTCAGAGTACCACCGTTCCAGACTGGGCGATTAGGAACAGCAGAATAATCCAAATAATACATGTTAGGCAAATATGTGCAGGTGGTCTGGTAAGCTTTACGAATCCATCTAACACAAGCGGCACAATTGGCGGCAACTGTAAAATTATTGCTACCTTGATCTACATCGATATATTCGCGGAGTTTCTTAATTCCATTACGGTCTGCTTGCAAAAAGGCCACATTAGAATGACAATTTACAGCGAACACAGTGTGTGGCCACTTAAATACCAATTCTGCCAGATCGTTAGTCTCCATCCATGGAGCAGCGATCACTAAATGGGTAATAGAAGCATCATTTTCCAAAATCTGATTGATGTCATCTTTACTAGCCACACTATAGACAGTTGTTTTCAAACCATGCTTGTTGAGGACTTTAGAGTTGTTGAGAGCACTGACACCTAATCCGATGTGGCTAACATTACTGAATCTTCTGAAGTTATAATAACACAGAACTAAATGCATTGAAAATTTTTCCTTTAATTGTAGTAAATCTTGAGAATTATTCGGGTCTCAAGATTCTGCCATCGCCAAATGAAATCAACATTTTGAAGAATTTTATCTTCACCAAGTAACTTCATTATATTGTAACATCCCTAGTGTCCTTTTTCATCCACTAAACCGATCACCGACTTTGAATCATTACTTCTTCATCAATGACCTCAAAAACATCATTGACATGCACACGTTTGATTACAGAATCTATTTCATATTTCGATCCATCATACCAACCCAATTCAACATCGAACAATTTGAAATTGACCACTTCTTCATTGTTGACTTCGTCTGTCCTAAGAGCCAAATATCTTACAACGATCACACCTTCATAAAGAGAACCGTTGACATTAAATCGGACACCATCACCCATGTTTATTGGGGTAGTGGCCTTCCAAGCAATCATATATTTCTTAGCTTTATCAGAAGAAAAGAAATCGACGATTTTGTTTCCTAGATTGAAGGCTAAAACTTCACGTCCTTCAATGTCTTTTTTAAAATTGTAATCTGTTGCTGCTGTTGGCATGATGTCCTGTCTTAATTCAGTATAACAGGATGTTATTAAATCTGTCATTATAAAACTTCATGACATCGATGCATATATATAAATGTGAGTGATAGAATAGGCGCAATTCAAAGACAACCTAAGAATATAAATTGGCTAATCCCAACTAATTTCAGAATGGTTATAAACAAGTTCGTTGAAGTACCTTTCTTCGTACAAGAATGGACAATGCCGTCTATCGGGATCGGATCAGCAAAACAGTCCAATCCATTTACAGATATTCCAATACCCGGTGATAAGGTGATATTTTCTGATTTAAATATCACATTCTTAATTAATGAGGATCTCAGTAATTGGATAGAAATACAAAGATGGATATTTGGTATGGGCTTTCCGGAAAATTTCGACCAATATTATGATTTGTCAAAATCTCATACGGATAATTTAAATGTGTATTCCGACATCACAATGGTTATGCTAGATAATGAAAATAGACCAAAATTAGGTATTAAATTCATTGATGCATTCCCAGTAGATTTGTCTGGTTGGAGTTTTGACACCAGAGCAACTGATGCCGTACCGATCACATCGACCGTGACATTTAAATATACGAGGTTTGAATTCGAGAACGTTTAAAATATCAAAGCGCCCATAAAGCCAAAGATTTATCTTTGAATGTCCCGTTTCCCTCTTCACATTGTTCGTTGATAATAAATAAAGGCTGCTTGAAATTGAATGGAGGTAATTCAAAATTTAATGGTCTCCAATTGCCTGTCACAATATCTCTATTTGCATCACACTCCGTAAAATGTGTGGTCATCAAATATTTGATAGACGATTTTCGAATGTTTTCAAGAACAGCATCAATAGTCTTATAATCTAAGTGTACCAAACAATCGCGACAGAGGATCAAATCGACTTTTGGTAAATCAGAAGTTGCTAGATCACCTACAATGAAATTTACTGAAGGGAAAGTGATCTTGTTCGAGTTAATCAAAGCCGTCACGATATCCATTCCGGTGTAGTTGATTCCATATAAATCAACATAACTCATCCAATTAAAATCGCCGCAGGGTGCATCTAACATAGATGTCACTCCTAATTGTCGTAAAACATCAGGCAACATCTCTCGGATTACACGAGTACTTAATAATGTAGATCCATTACCAGAAATCGATTCTGAATTTCCCCAAAAATTGTTTTCATAGATCTTCGTGAATTTTTCTTCATCATTCAAAAACTCAAAATCCCTGTGATCGAATTTCTTCTCTACTGGTAATTCTTCTCTCATTAAGTCTTCCTCTTGTTCCCATTGCCGTATTCAAAATTAAGCCAATTAATCATAGCATTTATGTTATAACCGCGAGAATCTAACGTTTTCATCGTCTTTTCCAAAATATCCACTTGTTGTTTCAGAGCATGAACCTCTAAAGATTTCTTTACTAAGATTTCGTCACAGTTCAAGTAAAGATCAATATCTTGTTTCAAGATTGTTTTTTTCAAAGGATTTGCTTTATAGACTTCGGGATCAGCATGTCCTCTGTAATATTCAGTTCTATCCTTCAATGTCTTGTTGTATTCGAATTCTTTCAATACCAACAAATTCCTTTTGATTTTCAAACCTTCGAGATATTTGATATGTAAATCTGGGATTCGAGCTAATTCATCACTCAAATTACTTTTATCAATTTTGAAATCCGCTTTAATGTTCTCAATAATCTCATTGGTTGTCATTCTTGGTCAACCTCCATGTTCCATTTTTCAGAGAATTACCAACAGTCCAGTCATCTTGAGGACAATAAGGATCATTACGAAGAAATTGATACGGCTGAAATAGCAGAGACCTCTCTTGTCTTTCCGATTTAGTCAATTTGGGTATTTTTTCCGATTTCTTTTTCATAATAAACTCATATTTTATAATGGTGCGGAATTTCTGTCTCGTATAAAATAACTGTATACAACAGAGGTGACTCTGTCGTGCATGGATGCAAAGCTAGTCGCTCTCTTAATATTTAAGAGGGATCAATAGAAGAGGTCTCGTTCGGAAGTACGAGAAAAGCAGGAATACCTGTGAATCATATTGATGAGCCGTTCGAAAGATGCACGTTAAACCACCGACCAATCTGCTCTAGTAGAGAGATCAAACGGACTTTTGAATCATCCGACTATGCAATTCAGAGCTAAGAACAATCTGGATTCTGTGACACTTGAGCCAGTTTCACTTATTTGTGGATGATAGTAAGCATGGTTTGCTTCATCCATATCTGATTCTCTTAGCCAATTCAAATCTTAATCCTTCTAAAAAACAATCCAACATCTTCTAAACAAAGCAAAGTAGTATTTCTTGAATGGTGATAAATATTTCTAAATCATCATGTCTATTTTTATTGAAAAATTGAATGAATCTTATGTTCGTATAAATGCTACTGAAACAAATATTTATCATGATCTCTCTGATCAATTCACTTTCGAAGCTCATAATTTTCAACATCATCCTAAATTTAAAGCTGGTATGTGGGATGGTAAAATCCGGATGTTTGATTATCGAAATCAGACACTACCATTTGGATTGTACAAAAAAGTTCAAAAATATGCAGAAGAGAATGATATCGAATGCAATTTGAATTTTAGTCCGGCACTTTCTGATTTTAGCGCTATTGAATGTGAAGAATTTTGTAAGAGTTTAAATTTACCATTTGCTCTGCATCAACATCAATTGGATGCTATAATTTATGCAATTAGAAATAGCAGATGTATTCTCCTTAGTCCTACTAGTTCTGGTAAATCTTTGATATTTTACGTATTGTGCCGTTTCTATCTTGCACAATCACACAAAAAAATCTTATTGATTGTACCAAATAAAAATCTGGTGAATCAAATGTTTAATGATTTCACAGAATACTCGGGCGATTCTGGATGGTCAGTCAATGACAACTGTTGGAAAATTATGGGTGGGATTGAAAAGGAATCTAATACACATTCCATTTATATTTCAACTTGGCAGAGTCTACAAAAATTACCAGAAAGCTATTTCCATCAATTCTCTGTAATTTTGGGTGACGAAGCACACCTTTACTCATCAGAGAGTCTAAAGAAAATACTTTCCCATGCAAAGAAAGCCAACATAAGAATTGGCGCTACTGGCACAGTGAATGATGTCAAAGCCAACATTATGACTCTTGAAGGCGCATTTGGTGTATTACACAGAACTGTAACCACTAAAGAATTGATGGATAATAAAAAAGTAGCCGATCTTACTATCAAGGCTTTCCAATTGATTCATTCCTTAGAAACAGAAAAATTCAATTCTAAAGATTATGAAACAGAAAAAGCATTTATCAATAATAGTCCGGGAAGAATAAAATTTATCGCCAGACTTGCTATGTCTCTAAAAGGTAATGTTCTTATTTTGTTCACTGATATCGAGCCGGGTAAGAAGATATATGAGATGTTGCAGCATTTGAATGATGGCAAGAAGAATATACATTATATCGATGGTAAAACTCCTGCTGATAAAAGAACCGAATTACAGGCTCTCATGGAAAACATCGATGGTAATAATGAAATTCTGAATGCTAGTGTGGGTACTTCTGGAACTGGTATGAGCATTAAAAATTTGATGCATGTGATTCTAACTAGCGCTGGAAAGAGTGAGGTACAGGTTCTCCAGAATATTGGTCGATCGTTACGTTTACATGCAGCGAAGTCTTCCGTCACAGTGTATGATATTTTTAGTGATCTAAGGAAGGGCAAGAAAACATTGAATCATTCTATGCGGCATTTTAATATCAGATATGGTATGTATATGCGAGAACAATTCAATGTTTCTGTGATTCCACTTAA